TCTTTAATTGGTTTTGGAATGACTACTTTAGGGGTTGTTTTGGGCTCTTTTACCCCTTCTTTCGGGCTTAAATTGCCTAATACACCCCCTATTCCAGCCTTATTAGCGGCATACTCTACCAACATACTGGTCCAATCACCATCCTTAGCCGCTTTTCTTATTCCATTCATCGGATCTAAATCTTTTCCTTTCTTTACCATTTGTCCGACAGAACCAAAAAAAGAAGATTGGAAATCTTCAAGTTTAGTGTGCATCCTGTCTTCTATTTCATCTATAACGGGTTCTAATCTAAATACTAACCAACCTTCTTCGTCAAATTTTTTTTCCCATTCAGCCACAACCCATTGTCTAAGCAAAAACCTATACATTACTAAAATAATGGCAATTTCTCCCACAAATAAATATATCAAATCTGTGTTCATGCTTGCTTCCACTGGTCTTCGGATATTGCGGACGGTCTGTTACAACCCTCACTTTTCATATTTTTTGCAATGTAAATTAAATTTAATGCGGCTCGAACTTTTTCGTCTTTAGTCAAATTACCTGCTTGTATGCGGCCTAATGTATCGGTAGCATCTACAGACCAACGTGTGCATCGGTCTAATGTAGATCCTTGCACAACCTCCGGTGTAACTGGATTATTTCTAAAAATCTTATTTCCTGTATCTATTACAATGTCAACAATACCTTCGCCGGCACCGGCCACAACTTTAACAAAAGCCTCTCTAAAATTTTCTTCTTGTTCTGCAAACCATGCCTTAGCTTCATCTTTGAAAACATACGCAAGTATAGCCGAACCGGCTACAACTGACGGAATGCCTATGAGTATTGCCGTTTGCAAAGTGTTACGACCGTTTTCCTTTTCTATTAATTCGTCTAACGCCCGTTTTTGCACTGCTGTAAGTTTACGCAGTTCTACCCCTTTAGGAATTGCGGTAATAGGCATTAGAAATACTTCTTAAATTTTAACTCGCCAAAAGCGGTGCCGGGTTGATCTAAAACTCCTTTAATCACTTTCTCTTTTTTCTTAAAGGGTGTAAATGTGTTTGGTTTTGTTGGGGGTAGACTAGGAGTGCCATTGGTTTGAACGGTGTCCCCCAACAAATTTATCAGTAGAAAGAGTGCCGCTAACATTATTCTTCACGGTCTCTAAATTTTTTGAATGCGTCAACTGCTTGTTGACTTCTAAATATTGCATCTATAAGTTTAGTTAATTGGCTCATTTGCTAATACTCTTTAGCTTAGTCATAAACTTGCCGTTTAATGCAAGTAGATCCTTTGGTGCCATAGTAACATGTGTTCTAGGGTTAGTCATTCTGTCATCAAGTAACTGTTTAGTAACTGTTACCATTGTCTTTAGCTTACGTTTTACTGCTGTTTTAGTCATTCCTTTAGGCATTATACCACCCTCATAAATGCAAATTCAATATCAGAACTGCCACCACTACCATTAGTGATCTTAAATTGCAAGTTTTTTTGATTAGATAAACGGCCTTGTATCATAAATATATTCCATACACTATCTTGTAATGCTTCAGAAGATTGATTAACTGCACTTTCTGAGGTAGCTGATTGGTCTTCAAATATTCTTAATGTAGCTGCAGCATTAACTGGCGTTAAATTAGCAAACTTATCTGGACCCATAACAGCAACAATACCAAAAGTGCTACCACTACTATTCTTAATTGCAATATATAAATCACTAAAACCAGTCATGTCAATAAAGTCACGGTTAGCAGTTTGCGGACTTAATACCGCCGCACCATTAGGCACACCTAAATGTGGTGCGTCTATTGTAAATGTTTCATCGCTAGACTTGCGTCCTTTCCAATTACCCTTTTCATCTAAAAACCCAGTATCTAAGTTTGGATATACATATTGTGGAACTTGTATAGTTCCGTCAACGGTTGCAGACTGCACACCGGCTTCTCGGGTTAAACTCCAAGGAGCATAACCAGTTCGCTCGTATACCATTTAAGCAAATACTAGTGTTATTGAAGCTTGACAGGTTCCGATATCAACATCCATTGCAACTGCAATAGATACTTGGTTAGATCCAACTACCGGAATAGCTACATCCAAATCTAATGGCAAGTTTGTCATACCGTTTGATGCTGGCGTTCCATCTACGCCTTGACTTCCAATAGTTAATGTTTCTTGACCGCTAGATAATCCGTCTCCAGATAACTGCATAGCAAAAGTCGTTGCACCGTTGCCTCCACTATCTGTGGAAATTGTGGCTAAAATGCCAACTATTGCACTAGCTCCACTTGGAACTTGAACACTTGCGGTTGTTGATTGTCCGTATAAGCTATCTAAAGCTGTAAACGAATCTGCGGCGGTTATTGCCCCTTCTCGGGTTCTGTAGAATGCCATTGTTTTTCCTCTATGCCTTGATCCGAATTGGGCCTAGTTTGGCCAAGGTTCCGGATGCAAACCCTTTTGTTAGTGCTTTAGCAACGAAAGCCGCTCCTAAAGTGCCTATAATTCTATTTTTTTCAGCCATTACTTTGGTTTGCATACCTGTTAATGCTCCTGATATGTTACCGGATAATGCTGTTTGAACTGCTTCTGCCGCACCAGTAGATTGGGACAGTGATAAAGCCGTTCCTAATTCTATAGCGGATACGTTAAAACTCTTTTTTGCCCTACGTCGTGGGGCTTTACGTCTTGCTACCATAGCCATAATAGCTATATTTTGCTATTTAAGACTGTCTGGATATAATCTCTGCTAACACTTTATCGTAATACCCGCACGAAGTGCATAGTAATTGACTAGTCCTTGTCGTCAGAGAACTGCACGGTTGACACCAATGTGTAGTTTCTTTAGTCTGCCCGATCTCTTTTTTCATAGCATCGTGTATTAGCTCGTTAATAACTTCTGATGCCTTCTTTCCTTTCTGCATCTTTTCTTCTATCCACGCGGCTTCTTTTAATCCAATAGTAAACGATTTTGCTACTGTAAACGAACCTTTTGGTCTACCCATTTTTTACCCACTTGTAATCAGTCCCTTCAGTCCATTGTTTATGCGTCCATGCCTTTTGTTTTAAAGCTCCTTGACAATGTCTACAATATCCATCTACTAATCTGTATTCTAACTTTGGCCTTACGTAAGACTTGCAACGTTTACAATTCATAGATGCTCCAATGGAAATGCAATTGCCATCATCTTCACTCTGCACTTATCTAACTCTTCAGCAATGTCCATACGTCTTTGTATGTGATCGCTTAATCTTGTAGCATCCATCTTACCTAAATCTATGTCTGACATCTCTTCATTTAATTTTTGCATTTGCCTAGTATAAGAATCCAAAGCCATTACCTCTCTTATACGAACTAACTCTTCCCATATGTTATGTTGTAGCATATTTGGTCACTCCTACTAAGACATTACGAAGCCAGTATATAAATATTATTATTATTTATTGATTAGAAAAAGAAGGGCTGTTAAAAAAAAATAAAATAGACCGACTTACTAGTTTATTAATAATAATAATATAGTTATTATAACTTAAAAATGTCTTTAATTGGTTTTGGAATGACTACTTTAGGGGTTGTTTTGGGCTCTTTTACCCCTTCTTTCGGGCTTAAATTGCCTAATACACCCCCTATTCCAGCCTTATTAGCGGCATACTCTACCAACATACTGGTCCAATCACCATCC